TTGGCTGCTGATCCTGCATTGATGCAACAGATTGGTGACTTATGGTTTAGAAACCAAGACTTCCCTGGCGCTGATGTTATTGCTGATCGTCTTGCTGCTATCAATCCTATGGCGCAGATTGACGAAAAATCCCCTGTGCCACCACAAGTTCAGATGCAACTGGCTAATGCTCAGAAACAAATCCAGCAACTCCAGCAACAAATCCAAGCTGAAGAAATGGATAAGAAATATCGTGCAACAGTTCAGCAACAGGTACAAGAAGCTGAAACAGAGCGTGAGAAGATGCGCCTGCAAGTTAAGCGTGAAGATACGCAAATGCGTACGGATACGACTGCGCACGACACCATTATTAAGACTGAAACTCAGAAAGAAATTGAGCAGATGAAAGCGCAATTAGCTTTAGTTTTAGCGCATTTAAACAAAACAGAATTTAAAGCTGCTAACGCAGAAGTAGTAGAACGTGCTATTTAGTGTTGTAAAAAAGCAACATTAATGATATAAACGAATTTGTATGACCTACCAATGGGTTCATTGGGTTAATTCTTGAGGAATACTCATGTCAGAAGAAGTTGTAAGAACAGCATCAAACGTAATCACATCCGATAATTTAGCTGATTTCCATGCTGAAAAACTTGGTTTAGCTAGTCAAGAAGCCCCATCTGAGGCTGAAGTTGTCGAGGAAACTCCAACGTCAGAGCCAGAAATTGAGGCGCAGGCTGAGAGTGAACCTGAAGCAGAAGAAGAAGCGAAAGCAACAGAAGATCGCAAATCTAATCCCAAGATTGAAAGACGTTTTTCTGAATTAACCAAACGAGCTAAACAAGCTGAAGCTCAAAAGGCTGAATTAGAAGCACGTTTACAAGAGCTTGAAGCNAAAAATGCACCNCAACAGCANTATCAAGAGCCTGACGTATTGGGTGAAAAACCTCAAGCTAGTCAGTTTCAAGATGCTTTTGAATATGCAGAAGCATTAGCTGAATGGAGCGCAGAAAAGGCTTTAGTAGAGCGAGATAAGCAAGAAGCAGAACGCAGGGCAAACGAAGAACGTGCAAAACTTAATCAAGCATGGACTGAGCGTGTCAATAAAGCTAAAGCTGAAATGCCTGATTTTGAAGAAATGGTAGCTTCTAGCACCGTAGTAGTTAACGATGCTGTAAGGGATGCTATTTTAGAGTCTGATGTAGGCCCTCAAATCCTATATCACTTAGCTTCAGAAGATGAAATCGCACAAAAGATCGCAGCAATGCCCCCGATCAAAGCTCTTAGAGAAATTGGTAAGTTAGAAGCGAGGTTCGAGGCGAAGGATGCGCCAAAAGTAGAACCCAAGCAGGAAGTTGTTGCTAGAAGTAAAGCACCAGCGCCTATTAAGCCTCTTACAGCAGGCAAAGGTACAGCAGATGTTCTCATTGATGGCAATGGAGCATTTCACGGTACTTATGCACAATGGAAAGCTGCAAGACAAGCGAAACGTATACGCTGATAACCCATTTAAATATATAAAGGAAAGATCATGGCCAATAATTTATTGACTATATCGAAAATCACCAATGAGGCATTGATGGTTCTCGAAAACGAATTAACATTCACATCTGAAGTAGACCGCAACTATGACGATCAGTTCGCTGTGGTTGGAGGAAAAATTGGAAATACCGTAAACGTAAGAAAACCAGGCCGCTTTATTGGTACAACAGGCCCAGCTTTGAACGTAGAAGATTTCAATGAAACTTCAGTTCCTGTAACATTAAGCACTCAGTTCCACGTGGATACTCAATTTACCACCCAAGACCTGGCTTTATCTCTCGATATGTTCTCTGATCGTGTCCTGAAGCCTGCTGTTGCGGCTATTGCGAACAAAATTGATCGTGATGGTACATTGCAAGCTGCTAACAACACAGCGAATATCGTTGGTGTTGCTGGTACTCCACCAACAGGTTTGATTACTTACCTGACTGCTGCTGCTTACCTTGATTCTGAAGGTGCACCACGTGATGGCCGTCGTTCTTGCATCGTTGAGCCATTCACATCTGCAACTATCGTTGACAGTTTGAAAGGTTTGTTCGTTCCACAAGAAGCAATTGGCGAACAATATCGTAAAGGCTTGATGGGTCGTGACTCAGCAGGTATGAACTGGAAAATGGATCAAAATATCCTTTCTCACACATTTGGTTCTTTTGCTGGCTCTGCTACTGTTGCTACTACAACTGCAACTGGTTTCTTGACATCAGGTTGGGCTTCTTCAAGCACAATTACTTTGACATTGACTTCTGGCGTTTCATTGAACCAAGGCGATACATTCACAATCGCTGGCGTTTATGCAGTTAACCCACAAAATCGTCAAGCTTATGGTTCAAACAAGCTGCGTAACTTTGTTGTTAACTCTGCTGTTTCAGGTTCAGGTGGTACTATTTCTGTAAACGTAAGCCCTGCAGTTATTACTGCTGGTCAGTTCCAGAACGTATCTATCCCTACAACTAATGCAACTGCTGCTGTTACTTTCTTTAACCAGTCTGGTACAGTTTCCCCACAAAACATCATCATGCACCGCAATGCGTTTACTCTCGCAGTAGCCGACCTTGAGTTGCCAGAGGGTGTTCACTTTGCAGGTCGTGCAAGCGACAAGGAAATCGGTCTGTCAATGCGTGTAGTTCGTCAATACACCATTAACAACGACTCTATTCCTACTCGTTTAGACGTTCTGTATGGTTGGGCTAACTTGTATCCTGAACTCGCTTGCCGTGTTGCAGCTTAATTTAACGGATAACGAAAGGAAACTATATGTCTAATCCAGGACCAGCAGTAACTAACTCGATTCATCCACAGAATCTAGGTACAAACCAAGCTCTGCGCCTTTTGGCAGTAAGCAAGGGTGTAAGCCTAGCATCTGATACTGATACCGCAGTTAACGTAATTAACACTTCTAGCTATGTTCCAGCAACTGTTTTGATTGCTAACGCAAACAACGCAGGTTCTGCAATCTCTAGCCCAGCAAGCGTTTATTTTGGTATTTACAATGCTCCATCACAGGGCAACACAACCGCTGCAATTCTCACAACCGCTACTTTGCCTGCTAGTTTTACCAGCACAACGTATGTTGATGTAGTTGCTGCAAGTTACCCTGCTTTGGCGCAAACAGCACAAACTTTGTATGTAAACGTAGCTACTGCTACTGTTTCAGGCACAGTTGACGTGTATGTTTACGGCTACGATTTATCAGGCCCACAGCAGTAATTTTGTAGTAAAGTAGAAGCCCACCCCCTAAAAAGGGTGGGTTTTTCACATTTAAGGGGAATTAATGAAAACAATTATGATCGGGCTTCCTTGCTATTCAGGCAAAGTCCATGTCCAAACGATGCGAGCTTTAATGGGCGATGTCATTTTATTGCTCTCAAAAGGCTATAAATTTATGATTGCCGAAGATGTTGGAAATAGCGATATTGCAGCGTGTCGAGCAGCAATCGTAGCCACTTTTTATCGTTCTATAGCTGATGAACTCATTTTTATTGATGATGATGTCTTTTGGACACAAGGCGATATGGTCAAATTAGTAGAATATCCAGTAGATGTTGTAGGTGGTGTTTACCCTAAAAAGACAGAAGAAGTAGCTTTTCCTGTTCGCATGGACTTAAAAGAAGAATATAGAACAGATTCAGAAACAGGATTGATGGAAGTGGCTGGACTTCCTGGCGGTTTTATGAAAATTACCCGTAATTGCGTAGAACAGATGATTAAAGCCTATCCCAAAACCACCCAAAGAAGCACTAATGAAAGCTCAGAGTTTTGGCCATTCTTTGATCCATTGGATATACCTGGTGATCGTTTAAGTGAGGATTTCAGCTTTTGCGAAAGATTCCGTCAAATTGGTGGAAAAGTCTGGGCTGACTTTGAAATGGAGATGGGTCACATAGGTTACAAATCTTACAAAGGAAGCATGGGAAATTACTTGAGAAGTCTAGAAAACAATGTAAAATAGTTGTAGATTCACAACACACCCCCTTTGCAAAGGAAAAACTATGTCATTTCAAACAACTCCAGCACGTGGAAATATTCTTTATAACTTCCTCGTTTATCCATCCTTAACCCCAACTTCAGTATCAGCTTCTTCTACTGCCGTTCAGACCTTTACTATTCCTGGTCTAGCTGTAAATGATGCAATTAGCGCAACTTCTGCAGGCGCACAAACTACTGGCATTACAGTAGCTAATACTTGGGTTTCTGCTGCTAACGTATTGTCTATCCAATTTGTTAACGCAAGCACTTCTGCTTTGACCCCTTTTGTTGGCACATACATCCTTGCTTGTGATCGTTTAGAAGGCACAATCCTCCCAACTAACGCAGCTTAAGGATTAAACATGGCTAACGTATCAGCATATCGTTTTGTAGGCCCTACAACGGCTATTAGCGTTAGTGGCACTTCTTCTACTTCTGTAACGATTACCCCTAACGGGAACGATCAAGCGAACTTTTGTGGCTTTTTGAATACTGGCTCTAGCCCTGTTGCTATTACGATTGCTCCTGCTATTGCAGGCACAACAACAACAGCCCCAGCAGCCGTATTGCCATCAGGTGGAAACACTAGCCAGAGCTTTGTGTTGGGCGTAGCAATGTCCCAGCCTACAGTTTTGGCAGTACCCCCAAGTTTTGCAATTACAGCGATTGGAACAAGTGGCACACTATATGTGTTGCCAATGGTAGATCAGAACTAAGGAAAAATTATGGCAAACCCAGGCGTTGCAAGCAGTTCAGTTATCAATTTATTACCAGTTCAAGCTGAATATGATGCCAATGGCAACTGCTTGGGTCTGTATGGTCAAGGTGGCAATTCGTTACAAACACCAATAAATGCTACTAATT